GCACGCAAGCGTAATCCGCGAGCCGCCGTCGTCATCCTCAAACTTCACAATCTGGCGCCGCTCCAGCAACGTTTCATCAACACTCATTGCGTCCCCATCTCTTTTCGCTCACAGACGAGCTTTAACCAGGTGTCGCGAGCGTCGATGTTTTCCGGCTCGGCGACAATCTCTAGAAATCGGTCGCGCCACATGACGCGATAGACCGTCGTAATCGCCGGCTGAAACCGAATGGTTATTTCGACGCGCGTACGCCCGCCGAGCTGATCGGCCGACCAGATTTGCGGCCCGCGTGGGGTATCGACCGCGGCCGGCACATCCGCGACCAGGCCGGCCGGCACTTGCTCGCGATAGCCGCCCTGCCCATCTGGCACCAGCTCCATTTGAAACAACGCGATCCACTCGCGAAGGTCGCTCGCTTCCATCGCTTCAATTCCTCGCCGCGCGCTCGCGCAAGCGCCGGTTTTGCAATTCCTCCGCTTTCGCTTGCGCCTCGATAGATTGCAGCGCGGCGTGCATCGTGGCGAAATCGGTTGCCGAATCTTCAGGCGGTATCACGATGAGCGCGCCGCAAATCGAGCAAACCGGTTGAATCACTTCCGCCAGAATGAGCCCCACGAATTTAATTACCAGCTCCCTTGATACGCTGACAGCCGGCTCGCCGTTCGCCGACTCGTAGGCAACCGACGCGATCGCGTGTTGCTGCGGACTCGCACACAAGAGCCGCGCCACTCGGACTGTCATCCGCCCACCTCGATTTGGAACGGGCGCCACGTGTCGACCACACCGGCCGGTAACGTGCGATCGGCCGACGCCTGATACTTCGCCTCACGCGCGCCGCTGCGATCCTCATACAACACCGTCGCGTACTGCAGGATCCCTTCACGAATTAGCGCCGGCACATCGTCCGGATCGTCGCCGTAACCGCTGATCCATTCGACTGTCGCGCGGCCGGCGATCGACTGCGTAAGCGTGATCGTGTTCCAGTCGAGCGAATAGCTCGCCGGATCGACCGCGACGCCGGCCGACTCGACCGCCAACACCTCTTGCACGTCGCCACGCGGAAGCACAATCAACAGCGCCGCGGCGCTATCCTCCGGCGTATACAGCCCTGCTAGCGTCTGCGTGATAAGCGAGCGCCGCAAGTATTGCTCGGCGCGCAGCGTCGCCGCCGACAGCTCGCGATCGATCAATTCCGGTTGCCGATCGACGGTTAGACCATTCAACCGCGCGTGATCGATAAATTCATCGACTGTGACCGGCAAAATTGCCGGCGCCGCGATCACTTTTAAATCGAGAAATTTCATAGCGGATCCATCCCCGCATCAATTGCCTGATTCAACCACTTTTCGAGCGTCGCCCCTGACGTGATCGAATCGACACCGGCCCGCAACCTGGCTAGCGATTTGTCGCCGCTAGTGGGATCGGCGTGCGGGTTTTGATCCCATGCCGGCGAGTCGACCCATTGCCGGCAATACTCGCGCATGATATCCACTTCGGCCGGTTCCAGCCGCGCCCCGGCGAGATACCGCAGCACAACCGGCGCGAGCTTGCCGCTCGACTCCGATCGCCAGTAGCCCGGAGGCTTCGGCCGGCCCGCGGCTTTGTTCTCCGGCGCCGGATCGATCGCCTTATTCTGCGGCGTACGCTCCGGCTTCCGTTTTTCTTCTGACATCGCAACACCTCAAAAAGAGCCGGCCGCTCCCGAGCACTCAAAAGAAGCGGCCGGCTTACGGGATTAGCAGGTGTACCCGAAATCCACTCTTAAGCGCGAGCCGTACGGCCGGCGCCGCCGCGCGCAGCTCCTTCGCCGGCTTCGCCAGCAACGAGTGTGCCAGTCGGTACGACGCCCTTCGCGAACGCCTTCGGCTGATAGATTACCAACGCTAAGCGTTCCTCGATAAGTATCGTCACCATGTTGTGAATGAAATCATCCTCATTCTGCGTGGCAACCTGTACGTTGACATCCTCACGATCGAGTATCTGTGAGTTGCCCTGAAACGCGCCGGTAAGGAAATTACCCGCCGCCATGTGCGATGAGTACGCAACCCGCGTACCCCACATGCGGGTATTCTGCGAAAAGTCCATCGGATTCGCAAAGATGTAGTTACCGAGCGTGTTTTTCAACATCGCGACGTTGCCCCAATCAACGGGATTCAACACCGTGCCATCGGCAAGAAACCCTTGCGCCGCGAGATTAAATACGGCCGTGCCGACCGCATCGACCAGGGTTGCACCCGTGGCCGGCACTGGCGCCGGCGCCGCGGTCGCGATCGTCATGAACCCCTGAAGATTCGGCGCCGCGCCCGAACCGTTCAAGAGCTGGTTATCCTCGACCGTCTGTACGCCCCATACGCCGTTGTTCTCGACCTGGGTTACCAGGAACGGCAAATCATCGAAGGTCTGTTTACTCATCTTGAAATAGTGCGCGATCGTGCGCACCACGCTAGTCCGCGGCGTAAACACCTTGTCTGATTTCGGTTTCGGCGCGCCCTCAGCGACCGGCGCCGCGTTGTTCGTGAAACTCGTTTCTTCGATGTATTCCACCGCGCCGGCCGACGTGCGGCCCTGCGGTACCAGCGGCCGTACGCCGATCGGAGGCCTTGCGGTTGCGGCGATAAGGTCGAGCCGCTCCGGCCACTGCGGCGACAGACCGATGATGTCTTTTTGCAAGAGCATTTGCGAGATAGGCCCTTTGAGACTCACCGTCACCGCGAACCGCCCGCCGCTCTTGATCGCCGCGAGAAAATTAGCATCCTCGATCACTTGCTGACCGAGCGATTTCGGCCGCTCCGGCTTCGCCGGCTGTCGCGCGATCGCCGCCTCTAGCAGCTCGATCCGCTTCGTGTTGTCGTCTTGCACGCGCTTGTGTAGCGCGCTCATGTCGTCGGTTAGGCGATCGAGCTTCGCCATTGTTTCCGCTTGCCCCTTACCGAGCGTGCGGCATTCTTCGCCGAGCTTTGTATATCCGGATTTAAACTCGCCGAGAATGGCGAGCAAATCTTTTTGTTGTTCCGGGTTGAGCGTCAAACCTTCCATAAGAGTTCCTTCACTTGAACGAGTAAGTTACACGATCGCGCCGCGTTCACCAACGCAATCGCTTCGGGATCCGGCGCATATTGCGCCGCTTTCGGCTCAACATCCCGTTGACCCGTCAAGGAATAGATGAGGCCCTTCGCCTCAACTTGAGAAAATCCGGCATCCCGCAAGATTTCCTCACACTCACGCCGCGTCCATCGCTCATCGGCCGATTTCACACGCCCGATGCGCGCCCGCTGATTCGCCGGCACCGCGGCTAAACTGAATTCGTAAACGTCCAAATCGGTAAGATCGCGAACGCCTGACTCAGAGTTGAATTTCGCGCCGTCTTTGCCGATGCCATAGCCGATCGACAGACCGAGCGGCGATTTCACGCGCGCCGCGTGGCGAGCCGTCGCGTAGGCGTTGCGCCCTTCGTCGGAGTCCATCGTAAATTCACCAGTGACCGCGAGCCCCTTGCTATCCTCTTCGGCGCCGAGACTGAACCCCACCACGCGCGACATAAGATGCCCCATGAGGATAGGCCACCGGCCGCGAGTCGCTTCCAGCGTGCGCGCGAACGCGCCGCGCTTGATGCGATCGCCCTGCAAATCGACGTTGCCGAACACCGCGGCGTGCCCGTCAAACTGGCCGTTTTCGGTGAGTTCTTTAAACTCGAAAGAGCAAGTGAATTGTTTCGTTTCTGGCATGAAAAGACACCCCCGCCTAACTGAATAAATCCTTACGGTGTGGTAAGATAGATACTAGTCGGACGCTAAACCGACTAGGAGAAACACTTGACAGAAATTCAAATCCTCACACTTGTAATCGCCATCGTCTTTCCTGCGCTCGGCGTCATGGGCACTATCGCCGCGCTGCTGTCTTCGAACAAACGCATTGACGACGTGAAAACCGAAATTGTCGCGATGGAAAAGCGGCTAACCCAACACATCGATAACGCCTTCACCCACATGGAGCTACTCTTGAAACTCCACGAGGCCGAGCACCACAAGAAATAATCTCTGCGGTCGCTACTCCGCGTATGCAGAGCGCCGAGCCTTTAGCAAGCTCCATGAGGATCCGGCGATACGGGATCCTCACCCCCCTTCACTGCGGCTTGCCGTCGCCGGCATCGAACACAAACGCCCGCTGTCTTTCCGCCTCAGTCATGCGCAACTCTTTGACGCTTTCGCCGTTGTCCGTTCGCACGAACGACTTGTAACCAGGTTCCGGCTTGTCGTACTCTATCCGGCATTCCACGTCGCGCATTTCGTACCGGAGGTTATACTTTGCGACCAGCTCGGCGTGCGTGCGATTCGCGCCCTTCAACAGCGCGGTATAGTGCGCCGCTTGCTCGGCCTTTTCCGATTCGATTTGGAACACATGCGACGCCGCGGCGCCCATGCGATCGGCAATCTCGGCGAGTTCGTGCGTGGTGAAGGCATGTTTGATGGATTCCGTAACGATGATTTTTTCGTACGTCTTAATCGTGGAATCCGCGGCCGGCGCCGCGGCCGGCTTCGTCTCACCAGGCGCCGCGATCGTCTCGCCTTCGGCTGGTTTCGTCTCGGCCGTATCTGGCCTATCTGCTCGCTTACCTTTCACGCGTTTCCTCCCTTCCGTCCAACTCCGCGGCATACGTGCCGCGCCGCGTCTGGTACTTCGCCATTCTTCAACGCAAGCTCGCCGTATGCGTTCATCAGCTCGCGCAACTCTTCGATAAATTCGTACGCCGCATCCTCGGACCGCGGCCGGTACTTCAGACAAAAGAGCCCGATTCTTTCTGTTAGTGGGAGTTGCGTCATAACCGCTCGAAATCCATTCGCGCGATCGAAGGCCCCGCGGCCCGCGATCGCGCGCTCGGTTGATTACTTGGGTTGCGGAAGCGGAGGCCACACGGCCGGCCCCTGCACAACAAACCATCTGTGCCCTACGCCGAGCACATACACCAGGATCCACACTTTGCCGCCGACTCCACTTTCAGGCGGAAGCGGAGGCCACACGGTACCCGGAGGCACCGCGATAGGATGCTCGGGAGTTCCAGGGATGTAAATCGGGAAACTCGGCTTACCTGTGAGTGGCGGCAAGTCGTGATTCGGTTCGCCCGGAGGCATTGGCGGTAACACGATCGGATGCGACGGCGAGCCTACGATCGGCAACCCTTGATCGGGACGCCCGCCGCTGACACCGTAATCTGGATCAACCGGCCCTTCAGGCAAGTTGACCGGGGTAATGCGTGCAAGATAGCCCTCTGACATGTCTAGCTTTCTCCTTCTTTCGTACATCTCGAAACTCATAGCCGCTCGAAATCCATCGGACACCGGCAATTGATAACGTTGCTCGGCCGCGGCGAAAAGCTGCTGTCGCCCGGATAGTTGAGCGACTCGGCCGGCTGATCCGCTTCGTAGTCGTTGAGCACCCGGAACGGATCCGCGAGCGGGCGCCGCTGCCCGTGCGTCGATTTGTGCTGATCGCACGTGATTCCGCCGCGCCGCGGCGCCGCCCAAATCTTTTCCCACTTGCCGCCCGCGCGCCCCACCGTGAGCCACGAACCGAACCAGCTCGCCGCGTGCGTCTCGGTCGAGCCGATCATGGCGCCGCGCCACTGCGCCACGCGGCGCCCCTCGGTCGCAATCAATCGCTCGATCGCGGCCGGCATCAAATTCTCGCCGAGGCCTTCATGGATCCATTTGGCGATCATGCCGCGCGATGTCTCCGCGATGCCCTCGCCGCGCCGCTTTGATTCGCCCTGCAGGTACCGCACGGCCGCGTGGTCGAGATACGTAGCGTCGGCCGAAATGCCGAGCACCGACGCAGCCCGCGTGCCCGAGTGCGTCACGGCGTACCGCCAAACGCGGTCGAGATAATCGATCCATCGCGCATCGGTGACCGCCGCCGCCGCGGCGCCCTCGCCGGCTTCACGGTACCGGCCGGCCGCGATGATCGCTTCCATAACCAGGCGCCGCCGCGCTTCACGTTGCCACGATAAGCTGATCCCTTCCAGGTGCGCATCGAATTCGCGCCAGCGGCGAGAATCTTTCGTCTCGGTCGCGTGCATTTTGCGGAGTTAAAGCGTTACTTGAACAGCGACGTTGATTGCATCAGGCGATCGCCGCATGACTTGCAATAGCTCTTTTTTGCGTGCCAGTCGTACACCATCCGCGCATTGCGCGCGATCGAGCGCCGGCACTCGGCGCATATCCCGGTGTAACGGGAAACTAGCTCGGTAAACCGGCTGCGCATTCGTGCAACCCCACAACCTCGATATGCAGCGGCTTGTGGTCGAGATCAAACCAGGCGCCCTCGATTTCGACCGCGGTAACCATGTGCTGCGCGGCCGGCGAGCTGTGATAGGTAATCGCTGCGATCCGGCTAACGCCCCACGCTGCGAGCGCCTCGCGCACCTCGCCCGATAGCTCGGTAACCGGCCGCACTTCCTCGACCCGCCCCACCACCGCGGCGCCGTCGCCGTTGTCGATCTTAATTCGCTGATTGGCTCGTAGCATCTGTCTCCCCAAGCTGGATCATGTTTGCCGGCGCATAGAACACGTCACCGGCCGCGACCGGCTCGTATTCCAAATCGCGGCGCGCTTCGTTCTGCGTGATGATGCCCGATGTAAAGAGCTTTTGCACGCGATCGGAAGCGTCGGCCCTCGCCGCGGCGATCGCGTCGAAACTATCCTTATCGAAATCGAGCGGCGAGTTCAACGTTTTGCCCACCGTCGCGTTCCAATCATCACGAAATTGGGTCAACAGTGGAATAACCGCTTCCATGTAGAGCGCCCGCCGCGCTTCCTGATAGTTGCTGTACGTCTGGCTGGTTGTGTCGCCGATCAATTGCGGAGGCACATGGAACACACTCGCGATATCGCGCTTTGTCAAGATGGCCTGATCGCTGACCGCGGAGTCGGCCGGATCGAAACCCATCTTATGCCAGCTCGCATTTTCCAGAAACAATTCTTCGCCCGTCGATTTGCTGCGGCTGATCCGCTCTTTCAACTGCGCTACTTGCGTGTCCTCCCAAATCGAGTCTTTCGCCGCCTCGATCCAGCCCGGAGAGTACCCGCGCTGCAGCATTCGCTTCATGAGCGCGACGCCTTCGTTTTGCGCATCGACGCGCAGCAACGCGGCTTCGAGCGGCGCCATGCCGTAAATATCATCGAGCGGGTTGAATAGCTTGCTGTGCACCATGTTGGGAGGTGGTACCGGCCGCGTCTGCCCGTACGCCGTGACCCGCCAGTAGTCGACCAGCTCGGTTTCTGTCATGTGGATAGCCGTACCTGGCGGTTTCACCCACGCGACAACGCGATCCGGCCGCAGCAGGTACAACATGATCGGGTTGTCGTTCGCTGCGCGGTCGACTTCCATGTAGGTGTTGCCGGATAGCAGGATGTAGGACAACCACGCCTCGATAAACTCGGCATCGCCCGCCGCCTGCAGCAACGCGATGGAAGCCCGCGGATCCGTCGCCGCCTTGACCCGCCGCGCCAGCTTCGCCGGATCGCCGACGACGCTCGGCAAGTCGTCGTACGGATCCTTGCCGATCGCCTTCGCCAGCTTCGCGAGCGGCGTACGCGCCTTCGAATTGCCGCCACCGTCCCACCACTTCACTTGCTTGCCGGCCGCGGCGATCAGCGACACGCACGCGTACACGTCGGTATTGGACGCGTAGCCGGCCGTGACCATCGGAACGTACCCGCGCTGCGTCCACCTGGCCGTGGGCAAGCCTGAGCCGCCTACAACGCGAACAGAGGGTAAATTGCGATCGCCGTCGTTTATGATCGGCTCGGATTTGCGGCCGAGGCCAAGGATCGACAGAGCCCTATCTAACACCGGCATCTAGCGCCCTCCACTTCCGACTCGTTTCGCGGTTCGTACGCGGGATAACCGTTGCCTTCGGATCGAACCGCGATTCACTGACGAAACCCCGATAACAGGAATTGCCCCACTCGCGAATCGGCCAAATCCCGGTTTCCGGATCGATCGAGTGTTTTACCGGCGCCGGC